CGCTGGCGCGACCGGCTTGACCATTCCTCAGCCGCTCCGGGGCATGCGATTGCACCGACCGACCAGGTCATCGGCACAGGAGACGGCGTCACCGAGACGCTCCAGCTCGGCAAGATCTATGGTGCGCTTTATGCACCGTACCGCCGGCCGATTGTGAAGCCCGTTCCCGACAGCGTGCGTATTGCTGTGGCGGAAAATGAGCTGGAAGAGGGGGTCGGGTTCATCGTCGATCCAGCGACAGGGGTGATCAATTTCCTCCCCGGCCACATTCCGGCGAGCGGCGCGGCCATTACAGCTGGCTTCCTGTTTGATGTGCCGGTGCGCTTCGACACCGACTATCTCGAGATGGATCTCTCCGCTTTTGCGGCCGGCGCTATCCCCAAAATTCCACTCGTGGAGATTCGGCCATGAGAGTGATTCCTCCTGCGCTTCAGGCCAAGCTCGACTCCGGCGTCACGACTTTGTGCCGCTGCTGGATCATCGAGCGCTCTGACGGCCTAATTCAAGGCTTCACTGACCACGATGAGGATGTCGCGCTCGGCGCAGTGGCTTGTCGCGCCGGCAGTGGGTTGTCGGGCAGCGAAGCGACGCACAAGCTCGGCCTTGCTGTCGACAGTTCCGAGATTTCCGGCGCGCTTGCCGACGATACACTTAACGAGGCCGATCTTGCCGCCGGCCGCTACGATGCGGCGGTCGTCGAGTTGTGGCTCACCGATTGGACGGAGCCCGATCTGAGCGTGCTCCTGGCGAAGGGCACTCTCGGCGAGGTCAGCCGCGAGGGAGCAGCATTCACGGCCGAAATGCGCGGGCTCAGCGAGCAGCTGTCCCAGGACAGCGGGCGGCTCTATACCGTGACCTGCTCGGCCGATCTTGGCGATGCCCGCTGCAAGTTTGATGTCACGGCTGCCGGCTTTCACAGCAGCGGTGTGGTGGCCGCGCTCAACGCAACATCAGCTTTCACGGCAAGCGGTCTCGACGGTTTCGACGACGGTTGGTTCACAGCCGGGAAACTCACATTCACAAGCGGTGCCAATGCCGGCCTGAGCGTTGAGGTTAAAGTGCATCGCAAGAATAGCCTCGTCATCTTCGAACTCTGGCAGGCGATGCCGGAACCTGTTGCGGCCGGCGATAGCTTCACCGTCACCGCGGGCTGCGACAAGCAATTCCAGACCTGCCACGACCGTTTCAACAACGTCGTCAACTTCCGCGGCTTTCCGCATATTCCCGGCAACGACTTCGTCATCAGCTATCCCGGCCAGGGCCATCCAGGCAACGACGGCAAGAGCCGGCAGGGCTGAGCCATGTCAGTTCTTCGGCAGGATATTGTTGCGGAAACGCGACGCTGGATCGGCACACCCTACCGGCATCAGGCCTCGCTCAAAGGGGTCGGTTGCGATTGTCTCGGGCTGGTGCGCGGTATCTGGCGCGCTGTTATCGGGGATGAGCCCGAGCGTGCACCGCCTTACGCGCCCGATTGGGCCGAGGCGACGGGGAATGAGTCGTTGGCGGAGGCGGCGACACGTCACCTGATCGCGACTCCCTTAGCCGACATCGCCCCCGGTGACGTGTTGTTATTCCGCTGGCGCGCGAATCTGCCCGCCAAACACGCGGCCATCGTCACAACGTCCGATCTGATGGTGCATGCGCACGATGGGGCGGCCGTTGCGGAGGTCGCCATCGCGCCGTGGTGGCGAAGGCGCCTGGCTTACGCATTCAAATTTCCCGGAGTTATCAGGTAATGGCTGCCCTCGTTCTTTCAGCCGCCGGCGCTGCCGCCGGCAATACAGTTTTTGGCCCGGCGGGCGCAATCGCCGGCCGTCTGGTCGGTGCGCTTGCCGGCAATGCCATCGATCGCGCGCTGTTCGCGAGTCGGCGCGAAATTTCACAGGAAGGGCCGCGCCTCGCAGACCTTGAGGTGATGGCCTCGACGGAAGGCGCGCCGATACCACGCGTCTACGGGCGCGCGCGCCTTTCGGGGCAAGTAATATGGGCGACGAACCTCGAAGAGCTAGTAGCCACCACGTCGCAGACTACAGGGAGTGGTGGCGGCAAGGGTATGGGCGGTGGCTCGGCCGTCACAACCAACACGACCACTTATTCGTACTTTGCGAATCTTGCGGTTGGCCTGTGCGAAGGCCCGATTGGCACAGTGTTGCGCGTATGGGCGGACGGCAAGCCGCTCGACCTGTCCGGTTTAACGATACGCATATATGCCGGCGACGAAATGCAGACGCCGGATCCGTTGATCGTCGCCAAGGAAGGCGGTGCGCCGGCCTACCGAGGCCTCGCCTATGTCGTGTTCGAACGGCTTCCGCTGGCGAATTTCGGCAACCGCATTCCGCAAATGTCGTTCGAAATCGTGCGCCCGGTAGGCCGGCTTGAACAAATGGTGCGCGCCGTCACGCTCATTCCCGGCGCGACCGAGTTCGGTTACGCACCAGAAACAGTGGTGCAGACGCTCGGCCCAGGCCAATCGGCGCCTGAGAACAGACATATTACATATGCGCCGTCAGACGTCATCGCCTCGCTCGATGAATTGCAGTCTGTCGCTCCGAACGTCGAACGCGTTGCGATCGTCGTGGCGTGGTTCGGCACCGATCTCCGTTGCGACCAATGCCGGGTGATGCCCGGGGTCGACAATCGCCAGAAGCAGACTTACGGCGGAACGTGGTCGGCCGCCGGATTGGACCGCGCCACGGCGCATCTTGTGTCCAATGTGAACGGTCGTCCGGCCTTTGGCGGCACGCCATCTGATCAAAGCGTCCGTGATCTGATCGCTGAACTCAAAATCCGCGGCCTCAAAATCACGCTGTATCCCTTTCTGATGATGGATATTCCGGCTGGCAATACGCTGCACGATCCATGGACAGGTGCAGCCTCGCAGCCGGCCTATCCCTGGCGAGGGCGCATCACGTGCGATCCGGCACCAGGGCAGGGTGGATCGCCCGACGGGACTGCTGGTGCGGGAACGCAGATCAGCACCTTTTTCAGTGGTGGCCCCGACCAGTGGAATTATCGTGAGATGGTTCTGCACTACGCCTCGCTGGCGGCAAATGCCGGTGGTGTCGATGCCATTCTGATCGGTTCAGAATTGAAATCGCTCACCCGCGTCCGTTCCGCAACCGGCGTCTATCCGGCGGTGGACGCGCTGGCCACGCTTGCGGCCGATGTAAAAGCAATCGTCGGTGCGAGTACTGTCGTGACCTACGGTGCCGACTGGACTGAATACGGATCGCATGTGGTTGACGCAGCCGCCAATGAAGTGCGCTTTCCTCTCGATACATTGTGGGCTTCGCCCTCGATCGATGCCATCGGCATCGACTATTACGCGCCGTTGTCCGACTGGCGCGGCGCGGGCAATCAACTCGATAGAGCGCTGACCGACAATCCGTATCGCCTGGCATATCTCACGGGCAATCTTGCGGGCGGTGAGGGCTACGAATGGTTTTACGCCGACGCCGCCGCACGGAATGCCCAGACGAGAAGCACAATCTCCGACGGACTCGGCAAACCCTGGATCTTCCGCCAGAAAGACCTATGGAATTTCTGGTCGCAGCCGCACCGTGAGCGTGTCGGCGGCGCAGAACTCGCCAACGCAACGGCGTGGGTTCCAAGGTCGAAACCGATCTGGCTCACCGAGGTCGGCTGCCCCGCCGTCGATAACGGCGCCAATCAACCCAGTGTGTTCCCAGATCCGAAATCGTCAGAAGCGGGTCTTCCCCATTTTTCCAGCGGTAAACGCGACGATCTGATTCAGCGGCGCTACCTCGAAGCGGTGCTTGGCGCGTTCGATCCTGCCTTCGGCGCAGCCGTGCTTAACTCCATCTCGCCCATCTATAACGGTCGAATGGTCGCGCCGGACGGCATCCATTTGTGGACCTGGGATGCGCGGCCTTATCCCGCATTTCCTGCAGCGACCGATGCGTGGAGCGATGCGGTCAACTGGGAGACCGGACATTGGCTGACGGGACGGCTCGGATCGACGCCTCTCGATGCGCTGGTTTCGACGATCCTTGCCGATAGCGGAGTAACCGGGATCGACTCCAGTGGGCTAGGCGAGGGACCGGACGGCTACGTGGTGGACCGGCCGATGGCCCCGCGCGCCATGCTTGATCCGCTGGCGCTCGCATTTGCCTTCGATGCCTTCGAGCAGGACGGCGTG